TTGTTCTTCGGGCCGTCGTAGGCTTCGATGTAAAGCACGCTGTCGCCGATTTTGCCCCGGATTTTTGTTCGGTCGGCCGCCAGGAGAGCAAACAGGGCGCTGTCGTATAGCACCTCAATTATGCCGCTCACTTCGGCCTGCTCCTGCTGTGCGGCCCAATACGCCCGGCCCCGGCTCTCTATCCTTTTGCCCCATCGTTTGAGGGGAGGGTTAAACGGCTGCCAGTCCGGGATATGTTGATTCGCGGCGTCCGGGGTTCCGATGTCGCGCTCGAAGGTGATCCTGATGTTGTATTCTCCGGCAGGCATCAGTCGTTCAACTCCTCATGCCAAAAATAACGGGTTTTCCAGAGCAGATCCTCGGCCGTACCGGGGATTTTCTGCGGGATATGACCGCGGCCGGCCACGGCTTCCCGGTTCTCAACGTAGCTGGCAACCGTCTGGAGGATGGCCGCTTTGACGGCGAATGGGACGAAGCCGCAGGGGTCGGTTACTTCTTGGGTGTAATCTGCGGTAATTGATACATCCTCGCCGGGCGGTTCATTGAAGGTAACCTGTCCGGTTTCGTGGTTTAGGGTGTAGTCTGCTGTTTCCTCACCGTCAAGGTAGATTGTTGCGCTGCCCTCTTTAACGGGGATGTTTTTCAGGGTAAATTCTGTTTCCTCGTCGTCGCCGGTTCCCACTTCTTCGCCGGTGTGCCGGACTTCCGATTCCTTCGCCGGGTAGCCGGAAACATACCTTACCCGGACCGCTCCGGCGGGGTATAGTTTGGCCGTCGGCCAGGACTTGCCGGGCTTGAGAACGACCATCGGGTCGCCATCAAGAGAAGGCAGCCAGTCATCAAAGACTACTTCATTGCCGTCTTTTTCCAGATAGTAAACAGAGAGTATTTCTTGCACCGGGGGCCGGGGCAGGTAAATACGATCACCGGACGGCCAGCGGTCAAGAACATATTCCAGGGTCCGCTCGACGTAGGACCAGCCGTGAAAGTCCTCGCAGTCCTCGCGGGCTGCGGGGATGTAGATACCCTCTATTAGGTCTCTTTCGTCATCTACGTCGAGCTTCACCTGGAGTTTTACTTCGTCAAAGGTGACAGGCTCAACTGCCGGGGGAGTAATGACTTTGATAGGCATTTAATCACCCGCTTTTTTCGGGGCGCTTTTGCGCGTTTTGCGGCCGCCTCCGGTCTGCTTTGGTTCAGGCTTCGGCATGACTGCTTTTTCGGGAGCTTCGACAGACGCGGATTCAAAGGTGTATATTACCCGGCCATCAGGTAGCTTTTTAAACACTCGTTTCATCATGATATCACCTCAAAAAGAGGGCGGAGAAATCCGCCCTATACTAAACCGCAAGCTGCAACGGCCTGATAGACAGGCGAGAAATAGGGGTCTCCGCGGACAACAAAGGCGACGGCGTCAATGTTTGCGGCCGCGCCGTTTGTTACGTTGACAGCGATGTGCGAGAAGTCGGGCGTTATCTGCGAGGCGGAAACTTCTACATAAGCCATCGCATGGGTGGTATAGCCTCCGGGTGTCCAACCGCTTCCTCCGTCCGCAGTCTCAGTCAGTGTTATAGTTGCGAAGCCGGTCTCCGCGGCGCTGATGGTCACGACTCCGGCATTGTTTACAGCCGCCAGATTTGGCAGGTGCGCTTCGATACAGGAGACAAGTCCCGCGGCATCCGCAAATTCCAGATCGTCTTCCTTGGTGGTCGCAGCGCAGGTAAATGTCACGTCGTTAATGGTGATTGTATCCCCGGCATCAATACCGGTGCCCGCGGTCAGATCGGTTACAACAATGCTAGACTTAACCAGCCCTTCGACCTTCACGTTCGTGATTAGATCCTGGGGGTCTGTGCCCGCGCCGTCTTTAGCTTCAACGCACTTGATTGTCACAGTTTCGGTTGCTTTGATGCCAACCGCGCTGTGGATGCCAATAACAATTAGTGCCCGGCGGAACTCTTTCAGGTTGATATATCGGCTGGTGCTGTTTCCGGCACCGGCCAAAGCCAGGGAAACAAGGGCAATATCAGGTTTTAACACTTCACTTAACAGGTTCATTTTTTCACCTCGTTATAAGAGGGGGCTTTATGCCCCCTCGTGTTTAATCGTTAAGCTGCACGAACGGGGAAGTCGGAACCGTTGTCGGCAGCGGGGCGTTCAGCCACGGGGTGCCGTCCACAGTCTTCCACGCCTTGATTACGGTCATATTCTCCAGGAATCTGACATGCGGGGAAACTGCGATGCTGACACCATCTCCATCGCCAATCAGGTAGTAAGACAGGTCAGCCAGCACAACGTCACCATCGTCACCAAGAGCAGGCGAGAAGTCGCTGAAGAGCACCGGCATACCGAAGAGGGTGCCGGGGTTGCCGTCTCTCGCGCTGGGCTGCCAGATGTAATTGTTGTTCTGGTCTTGCAGAACCATCAACTGCGGCAGGACATCGCGGCCGACAATCCAGACGCCGCGCCGTCCGCGGAACACTTGGAGCATGGCGGCGAGGTCAGCGTAAGCAACCGTATCGCCAGCTCCGGCTCGGTTCACTCCGATGGTCGCTGGGTGGCCGATGATCCCGGTAGGCTGGGTGCCGCCCGCGCCGTTTAAAAAGGCGTTCTCTTCTGCACCGATTAGCGCACCGCGGAGCTGGGTCTTGATGATGTCCTCAATCAGGGGAGCATTGCGTAGCAGGCGGTCAGTCACAGGAACGTGCGCCGCAACCTCGAAGGGATGTAGTGTCACGCGCCGGAAATTTATTTCCGTTTCGGGCTTCCCAATTCCTTCGCCGATCCAGGTCACAACAGCGCCGGCATACATATTGCTGATCGCCGGACCAGCAGGACTGTAATCCAGCGCCGGAATGTGGAGCTCTCCAAATCCGACAGAGGTTGCACCACCGAATACCCGCGCCCGCGGGCGGATGATCGCTTCATCGGGCTCTACCTTAAGCAGTTCCTGCGAGAATACGTCGGGCACCAGGAAACCCCCGGAGGCACCAGTGCTCTGCGCTTGCTGGCGGCTTTCAACCTCAACCTCGCGCCCACGAAGCCGCTTGTCGGTAGGATTGAAGGCCACGGTCTGAACGAATTCGCCCAGGTTCCGCCACTCGGCCAGATCCTTCTCCGGGTCGCTGTTTTTGTTCTTCGCGGCGTTCCTGGCCTCGATTTTTTGGAGCTCTTCTTCGGCGACAATTTCGGCTTCGAGAGCCCGGATGTCATGCATCATCTTATCGCGCTTTTCCACTTCTTCAGCTGCCATGTCGTCTTTAGTTAATGCGCGGGCCTCGCTGATTAAGGCTTGCAGCCTGCCCCGCATTTCTTCAAGGTTTCTCACTTTTTATCACCTCGTAGATTGTGTTTGATTTCCATAAGCTCCAGCTCGGTTAGGATGTTTTGGAGTCGCTGCGCGTCCCCGTCTTTGCGAGTACTCGCATCGCCCCCGTCCTCGCCGGGCAGGAAGCTCTGGAGAATCTGAATTGACGCATTTATTAGATCGCGGTCGCTGTCGGTTAAAGACAGGCCGCGCTGCGCCCGTGCAATTACAGCGGTTATGGCGTCAAAATCGAGGCCCGCTTCGGTTAGAATTGAGCGGGCCTGCACTGACGTTTGTGGGTAAGCCGGGAATGTTACCGGCCCAACATCGCCTATATACTCAAATTCGGTTATCTCCCTTAGCGTAGGGCCGTCTTTGCTCTCGGTCCATTTCTCGCCTTCATTCGCCACCCGGAAAGAAAAAGAACACTGGCTGATGTCGCCGCGTTCTATGCTTTTGAGCAGATCCCGCGCCCATTGTGTGTCAGGCGGGATTGCCGTAAATTTCAAGCCTTTTTGGTTTTCTTCCAGGGTCAGCGTTCCGCTTGTGGTCCGGCCGATGACATAATTACTGTCATGGTTAAATAAGGCTCTGACATCGGCGCCGTTTATGGCCCTTTTAAAGGCGCCGGGCCGGATGGTTTCAACGAAGCCGCCCAAATCTTCGCTCTTGCGGTTAAACACTGCGGCATATCCGGTTATTTTGCGCTCTTTATCATCGCTCTCAACCCGGATTTCCGCGTCCTCGAATGGCAAAAACCTTTTTTCCAGGTCTTTCATGTGATCACTCCTAGGCAGGTGATATAGTGCAAACGCAGCCCTTGTGCAGCGGCGGCTCCAGCGTTGGCTTATAAATGCTCATGGCGCCGTCTTCGCTTTCAAGGACACCGTCTTTTGCCACAAATGGCTGCTCAATGCCCACGATCCGGCCGTTAAGCTCCTGGCAATAAGGGCAGGATTCGGAGCCGATAGCCACCCAGCGCAGGTATTGAATCCCGCCGGCAATAAAAACGGTTTTAGCGATCAGGCTTGCTACAGCGACGGCGCTGTCGCTGGCGATCTGCTTTGGCCGCTCTTGCTCCCAGGAATCCATGCGCTCAGTTATGAGTTCCTTGGTGTCCAGGTTTTCCTCTTCGGCTTTGCGGATCAGTTGCCTAATGGTGGCTTTCGATCGGATGACATGCCTGTCCGCCTGGCGTTCGATATAGTCATCAATGGCTCTTTGCGCATCGGCCTCTTTTTCTTCGATGCCTACCTCTTGAGCAGATATGGCCCGGATCGCTTCGGCCAGTGTCAGAATTGCCGGCTTCATGGTTTGCTTCACGAAGCCCCTAAACTCCCGGTAAAAGTCCTCAAGCCAGTCGTTAAAACTTGAAATGCTCCGCTCTCCCATGTGCTTGTCCAACGCCTTTAACACGTGCGTTTTCTCCCTGGTCATAACTTTTTGGGCGGCGTCTAAGAATATTTTCTCGTGGCTTTTTGCGGTTCTGGCCCGGAGCAGGGCCATGCGGTCACGATATTGACGTTTTTCCGTTGCTTCCTTATACCCTCGGCCGTTGTCATCGCCATCATCTTCGGCTTCTGGTTCTTTCAGGGCTGGCAAAGCCGCCTGATCAGCGGGGATCATATTAAGCGGCACCAGGTAGATTTGCCCCTGGCCGTCGGGCAGCGGGTTCATGTTCTCCAGTTCCCTGATGTCGTCAGCGTTCATCCAGCCCCACTGCCGGGCGGTAGCATATGCTTCGTAGCGGGTCTTAATGTCGCCGCGGAGCAGGCCGTCAATCAGGTGCTCGCAGAAATAAGGGCTGTCGCCGAATAGCTTGTAATTGTTCTCCTGTTCAATGTTGATTAAAAGCGGTCGGATGGTATCTGTGACAAACTCAATGGCCTGATGCTCGATGTTAGAAAATGTCGCCCGCTCAAGGTCGCCGATTTTGTGCAGTTGCGAGATACCAAAAAGGCGGCCGATTTCGGCCACCTGGAATTTCCGGGTTTCCAAGAATTGCGCCTCATTCGGCGGTATGCCGACACGCTGATATTTCATCCCTTCCTCGAGAAGCATAATGCGATGTGCACGCCCGAGTCCGGTATATTTTTCGTTTATGTCTTTTTTCAGGCCTTCGTGAGCTTGTGGCGATAGTTTGCCGGGGTGCTCCACCACCCCACCCATGTTTGCGCCTTCGCCGAAAAACCGGGCGCCGAATTCCTCTGCGGCCAGACTTAAACCGATGGCTTCTGCGCCGGCACGGATGCAGGACATCCCGGTCATGCCGTCCAGGGTGATGTTAGGATATTGCAATACCTTCCAGGCCGGAAGGGTTATCGTCTGCCCGTTATCGTCTGTGATTTCGTAATATCTAAAACCACGTTTCCCGCGCGTGACTTTAACGCGCCAGGGCGGGATCGGCCAGATTGCCACGGGTTTATGGTTGCGATACTCGATTTCGTTGTAACTGTTGCCCCACAAGAGCATGTGCGCCACGGCCGTTTGCCGCCAGATGTAGCTGCTCATTTCAGGGTTGGGGCGGTTGTGTAGTAGTTTATGCGCGGGGTGATCAGGTGCCCGCTCTTTGCCGCGGTCAAGTCTCTGGTAGGTGTGCAGGGGCAGAGATGCAATGGTCCCGGAGATAAGCCGCACACAGGCAAATACCGCCGTCGCCCGCATGGATGATAGTTCTGTCACGTCAACCCCCGAATGAACAGTCCGAAAGAAGTGCCGCACCAACCAGGAGTCGGGATTTTTCAACACGCTCCTTTTTTGCAGCCAGGCTAAAACCCTCTGTGTTAAAGTCAAATGCACCACTCCTTTACACCGTTATCACTCCGCGGGTTTCGTAAACCGACGTGGTATCTTCGTGCAGCATCGCCCGGGCCATGGCGTTGATCATCGCCACCAGGCCGTCGATGCGCTCTGTGCCCTTGCCCTTCACCGGCCGGATGTTTTCGTTTTCATCCATCTTCACCTGCACATTTCCGACGTTCCAGCGCAGGACCGGATGGCCGGAATGTTTCAGCTTCTTGCCCATAACCAATTGCTCGATTTCCTTCATGGACGGCGACATGGTTTTGTAGCCTTGCCGCGTTTCGACCATGGTCAACCCCTCATCTTCCAGGTTGACCGCCGTCTGCATGGCGTTCCAAGGGTCGTATCCGATCTCTTGGATGTCATAGCGATCGCGCAGGGTGATTATTTCGTGCTCGATAAAACCATAATCTATGACGTTCCCGGGCGTGGTGATCAGGTAGCCCTTCTGCACCCATTCGGGATATGGCACTTTATCAGTTTCATACCGTTCCTGCACTTTGTCCTCCGGCACCCAGAAACGCGGCAGGACAATCCATTTTTTGTTGATGTCATCGGGTGGGAAGAGCAGGACAAAGGCGGTCATGTCAATTTTGCTTGATAAGTCCAGGCCACCATAACAAGGGCGGCCGTAGAGCTTCTTTTCGTCAACCTTGCCTTTGCACAGATCCCAGAAGTCCAGGCCCAGCCAGCCGGAGGTTTTGATTCTCTCCCAGCAGTTCAGCCGCAGCCAGCGAAAGTTCTTTTCCTTGGCGATGTTGCCCTGCGCGCGGGTGTATTGATCTTCGACTTTTTCCCAGGCGACGGTGTGGCCAATGCTCGGGTTCA